GATGGTCAACAAGGTTGCCAACTCCACGCTGACGATGGAAACCGTCGCCGGCAAGAAGGTCATGACGTTCGACGGCGTCCCGGTGCGGCGCTGCGACGCGATTCTCAACACGGAGGCCGTCGTCGCCTAGCGCCTGAGCCGAACTGTCGCGGGCCCCGCTGATCCCGGGTGACTCCGCACCAACTCACTGACGGCCCGCTCTCTGTGCATGCGGAGGGCGGGCCCTTTTTTTTGGGGAGACACGACCCATGATCCTCGACGAACGCAACGAATTCGCTGATGCGCTGGTGATCCCGACCGCTATCGGACGGGGGCTCTTCGGCGACGTCATCGATCTCATCACCGCGCGCAACGTCGGTTCGCCGCCGCGGCCGCTCTACCTCGTGATTCAGATCACGACCGCCGTCACGTCCGCCGGCGCCGCGACGGTGTCGTTCGAGCTCTCCTCGGACGCCGCGGCCGCGATCGCCGTGGACGGCACCGCCACGCAGCACTCGGGCAGCGACAACTTCTCGCTCGCGCAGCTCGTGGCGGGCTTCACCGTCGTCGTGCCGCTCCCGGGCGTGGGGCCGGAGTACGAGCGGTTCCTCGGCGTGATCACCAACGTCGGCGTCGCAGTGCTCACGGGCGGCGCCGCCAACGCGTTCCTGACGCACTCGCCGAAGCAGTGGAAGGCGCTGCCGGACGCGCTGTAGGTCCGGACGTCGGCATCCCTGCGCAGGGCCGCGCCGCGGGCGCGGTCCTGTGCCTCTCGTTCACGGTTGGAAAAAGGACACGACATCATGGCCGAGAAGACCGACAAGACCGCGCAGCCAGGCGCGCCGCGCGCCTCGGCGCCGCCGGCGCCTCCCGTCTCCCGCGTGCGCGCGACGCGCGACGGGTTCTACCACGGGCAACGGATCCGCCCGGGCAAGGCCTTCACGCTCGTCGACCCGCGCCACTTCAGCGAGAAGTGGATGGTGCGGTGCGGTGTCGACGAACCCGACGAGCTCGCCGAGCAGCTCGCGCGGACGCCGAAGCGCACACGTGAGAGCGACGGGCAACCGCGGCGGCGATCGCAGAGCACGGGCGACGAGCAGACCGCGGCGAGCGACACGCCGAAGCCCGGCGACGAGGTGATCTGACCGTCGTGCTCGGTGGTGGTGTGCGCGTCGACGTGGACGTGCGCACGCGTGATTCCGTTGCGTGAGGTGGTGACCCATGACGCTGACTGCTCGCTGCTTCCTCGTCGCCCTGGCCCTCCTCCTGGCGCTCGTCGCCGCCGTGGAGGCCTCCGCGCAGACGCACCCCTGCGACATCACCGCGCCGAGCGCGCAAACGATCGCGTCCGCCGCCCCACACCGGGCCCTGTTCTGTCAGCCGGGCTCGGAGAACGCCGAGGCCGTGATCGCGTGGGTCGATGGCCAGGCCGTCGACCTCCTCCCGGTCACGGCGAAGTCGGCGCCGAGTACCTCGGGCTTGGTGCTCTACGAAACGAGCCTCTTCATCCAGGTCGCACGAGGCCTACACGTCCTCGAGCTGTCGACCTACAACCGCAACGCGCTCACGGGCCAGTTGCAGGTCGGAGCGAAGTCCGCCCCTTTTTCGTTCGCCGCCGTTGACGAGACCCCACTCCCGACAGCGCCGGCGATCAAGGGAGTGACGCGGTAGCGAGATGGCGAAGACGCAGATCCTCGACTACTACATCCACGTCCGGGACCAGGTCTACGCGGAACAGCTCACCGCGTTCCTGCGCGCGGGGGATACCGACGCGTGGCCCAACGGCGTTGGGGGCCTGCTCTTCGTGCCGCGCGCCGATGGTCCCGACACCGTGAACTTCCCGATCGTCGGGGTCAAAGGCGAATGGTGCATCCGTCGCGCGCCCTACACGGCCGGCCCGCCGGAAGGGGGGGCGGCCGTCGAGTTCGCCGTCAACAACAACGCCTATCCTCCGGCGTTTCCGCTCGTCGAGGTCGGCGAGGCGATTCCGGCGACGGGCGCGGGGTACCTCAGCTCGCCCTGGTTCACCAACTCGAACGACTTCCCGCGCAACGCGGCCAAGTTCACGCGCAGTACTGGGTGGTGGATCTTCGGCAGCGATACCACCTTCTATTGGGCGGGGCACGTGGTCTACGACCCGGCGGCGGCCGGGGCCGGCACGGAGGGCAGTGAGCCCACCGAGCCAGCGCCCATTCGGCCGCGCCGCTGGATCGATGGGATCGAAACGCCGGAAGAAGGCGAGGGCGCCACCGACACGACGAATGACTTCTCGCGCGTCGCCTCGCGCTCGATCGAGGGCTATGGCCTCGCGTGGCGCGACAACAGTAGTCAAGTCCAACTGCGCACGCACACGCTCTCGCCCGCCGCCGATCGGCACTGGGATCGGGTCTACGTGCGTGCGCCGCTCGCCTTCCCTGATGCGGCGACGGCGATCTATCGCAGCGCCGGGTCGATCAATTCCGCCGCGGGGATGTTGATCGAGGTCACCGCGAGCGGGCAGCTCGCGTTCTATCGGGTCGATACCACGGCCAACAAGACACTCCTGCTCGTCGCCGGGCAGCTCGTCCTCAACACGTGGGCGCGGCTCGATCTCCTACATTCCTCCGTCGGCGGCACGTTCACGCTCGACGTGTATCTCAACGGGAGCCTCATCGCGGCCGGCCTCACCAACGCGCTCAATCCGGGACTCGTCCTCCTGATCACGCTCGGCCGCGCGTCGATCACCGGCGTCGGGATGACCTCGGTCCTGATCGATTTTGATGATTGGATTGGGGGGCTCCCGCCGTATCTCTTGGACCCGTTGCTCACGGCCTGGTCGAGCATCACCGCGTATGTCGGTGGAGAGATTGTGCGCTGGACCAACGGCGGCACGTATCGCGCCCGCGAAGCCTCGACCAACCTCCCGCCGGTCACGAACCCGACGAAGTGGATGCGCCTCTCGCATGCGACCGATTGGCTCAACGGGAGCCACGTCGCGCTGATTCGCCCGACCGGCTTCAACGGCGCGCATAGTGGATGGACCGGCAGCTTCCAGCATCTCACGCAACGAGCGGCCGCGGGCTTGACACTCGGGCTCACGACCAGCACCGCGCTCGCGATGGTGTCGGTCGACACGGATTATGTCGCGCAGCTCGAGAACGCCCCTGGCGCGATCGGGTGGGCCGGCTTCAATGTCGCCTTCTTTGGGTCCACGGCCGCCGCCCCGGACGGCCGGCTGGGCTACAAGGTCGGCGCCGCGGCGGCGGTGCTCACGACGATCGTCCAAGGCGTCGGCATGGAATGGCACAACGTCCTCTATGTCGATCCGGCACCGCTCGGCGACATTGCACAACCCTACAAGAACCTCGCGATCGAGCTGCGCCACGAGAAAGCCAACGACGTCGCGGCGGCGGTCGCGTCGATTCTGCACGGCTGCGTCGAGCTCGTGGGGGTGTTTGGCGCCGAAGATGTCACCGCGGCGGTCCCCCCGGCGAATCCGCCGGCGGCGCCGCCGCCGACGTTCCGCGGCTATCACACCGCGCCCTATCCGCGCTCGCCGTGGGGCACCGGGCAGCGGCCCTTTGGGCCCGTCGTCATCAAGGGCGGGACGTACATGGGGAACGGCACCACCGGGCAGGACCTCGTCTTCGCCGCGGCGCCGATCTGGATCTTCATTCGGCCGGTCACGGGCGACACCGGCGGCACGAAGTGGTGGTCGTCGATGCTCGCGGCGCACATCAGCCACGATCAGAGCGTCAACGTCTCCGGGCTCATGGACGCGACGCAGGATTTCTCATTTGTGTCGGGGGGGCCCGCCTCCGATCAGCAACTGCAGTTCCTCGTCCGGATCGGCAGCCTCAGTACGCAGGCGAACGCGTCGGGTGTGACGTACCAATACATCGCGTTTTGTGATCCCGCCGCGCGGTTCTCGCGGGCGGGCGTGTTCGCCCTGGGGCAGAGCCAAGGGCCGCGCACCGTCCCGCTCGACGACCTGGCCTTCACGCCCGAGTGGCTCTTCCTCTTCAAGGAAGACCTCGGCACGACGACCACAGACACGCTCATCTGCAAAGGCCCCGGGCACGCGACGGACGCGCTGTCGCTCGCGACCACGGGCACGCCGGTCAGCAACGCGCTCGATTTCGGCGCCGGATCACTCGTCGCGCGGGCCGGCCTGCTCACCGCGCAATTCGCGGACTATCCCTACATCGCGTTCCGGCGCGCGGACGGCAACAATGCCGCCGGGCAGGCCGGCGTGATGGCGATGGGGTCCTACGTGGGCGATGGGGCCGCCTCGCGCACCGTGTCGATTGCGCCGGCGAGCGGGCTCCGGCCCATGTTCGGGTTCGTGCAACCGCACAACGCCATCGCGATCGTCCGGGATCCCTCCCACACGACCATCAACAGCTCGACGGTCAATGGCACGAACCAGACGACGGGGATTACCGCGGGCAGTGTCGACGGGTTTACGGTGGGCGTCACCCTCAACGCGAACGGGATCACCTACACCTGGTTTGTCTTGTTCGGGAGCGCGACAGCCGGCAACGGTGGCTGGAGCATCAACGTCGAGCTCGTCCCGGTGTCATCCGACTCGTCGAAGCCGGCCGACTGGGCGGAGCCCATCGAGGCTGATGCTCCGGTCGCGCCGGTGACGCCGGTGGTCGACCCGGGCGATCTGACGACCGACATCGCGGCCGCCTGCGTCTCGGCGTCGACGCGCCTGGTGAATATCGCCCTCTCGCGGATCGGGATCACCGCACGCCTCAGCGACCTCGGCACCGACCCGTCCCAGGAAGCCGACGCGGCGCGCACGGTCTACAAGACCGAGATCGACGCGACCCTCCGCGGCTACCCGTGGCCGTTCGCCAAGCGGCACCAGGCGCTCGTGCTCGTCGCCGGCACGAGCACCGTGCCGGTGAATGGCGACTGGCAGTACAGCTACCGCGCGCCGACGAGCAGCGTGCTCGTGCGACGGGTGGTCGACCCGAGTCTCAAGCGCGGGTTCACCAAGACGCCGATCCCGTTCGAGATGAGCGCCGACGACACCGGCGACCTGGTCTTCTGTGACGAGCCGGTGATCTATCTCCCGATCGCCGTGCCGGCGACGTCGGTGACGGTCGAGTACACGCACCGCGTCGAGTGCCCGGCGTCGAGGGGCGACGCGATCTTCCGCTCCGCCGCGGCGTGGCGTCTGGCGGCCGCGCTCGCCAAACCGCTCGGGCGCGACGCGAAAGACGCCGACCGGTGCCTGCGCAACTACCTCGTCGAGATCGAGACGGCCAAGGTCGTGCACGCGCGCGAGAAGGAAGAGCAGGACACCCAGGGCGGCGACGCGAGCTGGATCGACGCGCGGTGACGCATGGGCGACTCCCTCATTCAACGATCCTTCGCCGGCGGCGAGCTCGCGCCGGGCCTCGCCGCGCGCGCGGACCTGACGAAGTATCTGACCGGCCTGCGGACCTGTCGCAACTTCGTCGTGCAGCGCCACGGCGGCGTCACGAACCGCTCGGGCACGAAGTACGTCGCGACGGCGAAGACGGCCGCGGCGACCTTTCTCTTCGCGTTCATCTTTCCCGCGGCCGATCAGAGTTTCACGATTGAGGCCGGGGAGTTCTACTTCCGCTTTCACCGCAACGGCGCACCGGTCACCGTCTCAGGCGTCGCGGCGTGGTCCGGGGCCACGGCCTACGTGGTCGGGGATCTGGCGGCACGCCTGGGCGTCCACTACTACTGCATTGTCGCGCACACGAACCAGCAGCCGCCCAACGCGGGCTTCTGGTATCCGCTGACCGGCACGATCTACGAAATCCCGACGCCCTACGTGGCGGGCCGTTTCACGGATCCGGCGCGGCTCTGCTGGTCGCAGTCGGGCGTCGTCGTCACCCTCACGCATCTCGACGAGCCGCCGCGCGAGTTGC